TGGAAAGCGTGCCGACCACGACCAACTTCCTGCTGAAATTCAGGCTCTCTATGTTGAGAACCTGGACATCGTTCACCGCATGCGGGAACTGCATCTGAAGTTGCGCTCATTGAGCCTTGATAATGCGACTTGCCCCGACAGTGAGCGCTATCCGTTCCTGAAGGAAATCATTGCACTGGATAAGAAACGCGTAGAGAACTGGGATACCTACGACCATTTCATTCCTGGTACTCCTGTTGGTGAAGGTGCAGTAGCCCCAGAGCCTGAAGGCGAGGGCAAGGGTGATGAGACTGAAAGTTCTTCAGTTAATGCTGAAGGATTAACAGAAAATGTTGCCGTAAAAGAGGAACAACCCGCTCCTGCAGAGGCTAAGCCTAAGAAGGCAAAAGCCACTGCAAAGCGTACTACAAAGAAAGCTTCAAAGAAGTAGTCACATCTTCCATCTTACTTCTTACATCAGACATCTAAATGAAACGTACCGCATCCATGGCTGACGTTGTGAAACCACTCGCAGAGTGTCCTTCACAAGCCTACCTCTCCAATGCCGTTCAGGTAGCTGACCTGCTGGAATGGATCCTGGAGCAGGTGGGCACAGCCAAGGTGTGGCAGACGTCGTTCTCTATCTCTGAGGAGTTCCTCCGCCGTCTGTTCTTTATAGAGAAGAGTGGGAGAGTGTCGGAGTTCAACTTGGTACTGGACCATAAGGCCACGAACAAAACGCTGAAACTCTGGTCATTCATGACGCAGGTGATTCAGCGCACGTTTCTCACGGACAACCATTCGAAAATACTGCTGGTACAGGCTGAGTCCGGCAAGACCGTCTCAGTCATTACCTCGCAGAATCTGACACGAGGCAACCGCCACGAGTCAGCATTTATCTCTACGGACAAAGCCGTTTTCGATACGCTCCACGCTCAGGTGACGGACTTGATAGAAAACCATAGCGTACCGCTGCATGACTTGTTCAAACAAAGAATTGGTGCTGTGCCATAAAAAGGGGAAGGTTCATCCTCACGGATGAGCCTCCCTGGAAGTACAAATCCACACTTTTTGAGTGCGGATGTTGCAAAGGTAAATGATTTAATTAACATTTCCAAATGATATGGAAGATATTACATATTCTGAAGAAATTTTGGTGCAAATCGAACAGTACGCTTCGATTTATCTGAAGATATCAGATATGGCTGTTATCCTCGACATCCCCGCCGAGCGACTCCGCGAGGATATTGCCGACCGTTCTACGGAAGTCAGCAAGCATTACCATAAAGGAAAGGCTGCTTCCAAGGTGAAACTGCTGCATCAGGAAATGCAGTTGGCATATGTGGGCAGCCCGCTAGCCTTGGAGAACGCCCAGAAAAACCTCATGGATATGGAGGATGATGAGTAATTCCACATCTTCCATCTGACATCTTACATCATACATCTTTTCATGCCTTTACCATCAATCATAGATATCGCCCGCGCTGACCTCTATACACCCAAGGAGGACCTAGAGGCCAAGTATGCCATCACTCAGGTGGAGCACATCATCCGCCTGCGTGACATGGTGACGTGGTGCATTGCGAACTGCGACGCTAAAGACCGACAGTTCGTGGATGAAATCATGCAGCGGTACGGCATTTCCAAAGTCACGGCATACGCTGACCTGAAGATTGTGAAGTCCTTGCTGCCTAATCTGAGCGAGGCAACACGCAACTATCACCGATGGCGCTACAATGAAATGATACTCGAGACGTATCAGATGGCGAAGAAGCGCAAGGACACGAAGACGATGGAGAAAGCGACTACTTCCTACGCCAAATACAACCGTATTGACGTGGAAGACGAACAATCTGTACCGTATCACATGATTGTTGTGCAGCCCTTCTTTCCCACCACCGACCCGCGTGTCGTGGGCATCAACCCCGTTCCGAATATCGACGAGCGTATCAAGAAGCTTACCAAGGAACTGGGGGCTTCAAACCCCGATACGCTGAACATCGAATATGAGTCTGCCGACATGAACTTTGAGGAGATCTTTGATGAAAAAACTGAATCTGAATAGTAAAAGCGGTAGCCAATTTTTCACTTTTCATTTTTCACTTTTCACTTAATAATAGCCCATCAGACCCATGAAACCCACTCAGCCCATTCAACCCAACATACAATCCTGGGACATTGAAGCCAAACAGCACGAGAAGCGTGTGTACTTCAATAAACCCCAGCTGATGGCTCAGTACATCGGTGCCAAGACAACTGTCATTGTCGCTGGCCGTCGTACGGGTAAGACGGACTCTATCGCCTCGCCATTCGTGCTGCGTAACATGCAACGAATGCCGGGCTCTACGGGAGGCATCGTGGTACCGACGTTTAAACATGGTCTGACTAACACGATTCCTGGACTGTTGGCGGCATGGAAACGATGGGGATATCTTAACGGCATACACTATGTGGTAGGCCGTAAACCGCCAAAGTCCTTTGCAAAACCGATTACTGAACCGGCTGATTATGAACATGTCATCACGTTCTACAACGGCTCTGTGGCTGTCATCATCTCACAGGACCGCCCGGGCTCCAGCAACTCACTGACATTGTCGTGGCTGCTGATTGACGAAGCGAAGTTCATTGACTATAACAAGCTGAAGGACGAGACACTGCCTGCCAACGGCGGCATTCGCTCGTACTTCGGACATCATTCGTTCAACCACTCTATGATGGTGCTCAGCGACATGCCCCAGACGCAGAAGGGTTCCTGGTTCCTGCACTATCGCGAGAAGATGGATTCCCAGCTCATCGAGACGATTCAGGGTACCATCTACAAGATTTGGGAAACGAAAGAACGCATCGCCAAGATGAAGGAGGCCCACCAGCCGGTACCGCAGTACCTGAAGGGCTATCTGAAATGGCTCGACCAGTCATTGAATAAGATGCGCTCCGTGGCGGTGTACTATAAGGAGTACAGCACCATTGAGAATCTGCAGCTTCTCGGAGAGGAATATCTAAGGCAGATGAAGCGCGACCTCACGCCCAAGACGTTCCAGACCAGTATTCTGTGTCAGCGCATCGGCATCTCGCACGACGGCTTCTATTCGTCGATGCAGGAGCATCACAAGTACGACGCCAGTAACTTCGCGTACTTGGACGAACTGGGCTACGACCGTATTCTGAAGGAGACAAGCCAGCAGAACTATGACATCAAGGCTGCGTCACAGTTCAGCACCATCGGGGGATGCCTCGATTCCCGTGCTGATGAGGACGTGAATCCTCTAGCCCCGATTTGTATCGGCATGGACTACAATGCCAATATCAACTGGATTGTGGCTGGTCAGCCGTCAGGCAACCGCCTGAACATCCTGAAGTCGTTCTATGTGAAGTTCGAGCGAAAAATCCCCGCTTTGGTGGATGATTTCTGCGCGTACTATGCCTACCACCAGAACAAGACGGTGGTATTTTATTACGACGCCACGGCATTGGGAAGCAACTATGCCGTGAACGACCAGGACTTCCGCTACGTAGTCGTCCATGAATTCGAGCGTCACGGGTGGCAGGTACAGGATGTTTACCTGGGCAACCCGATGCGCCATGATGAGAAGTACCTGCTCATCAACCAGGGCTTTGCTGGGAAGCAGCGCCTCATGCCGTTCTTCAACCGTCAGAACAACGATGACCTGATATTGGCAATCCAGTCCGCTGGGGTGGAGCGGGGGAGAAACGGCTTCCGAAAGAACAAGTCTATGGAGAAACAGCCGGAGTCTGAAGAGGACTTGCTCGAGCACCGTACCGACGGCACGGATGCTTTCGACACACTATACATCGGTTGCGAGAAGTTCCCGCAGCACGACGTGTATCCCATCGCCATGGGCGGTATTATGTAATCTATCCTATATTGTACCAGGTTTTGGTATATGTTTAACCATCCTCAACCTTATGGAAATTGAATATTTCCTCAGATTCCTTGTCAGTTTCAGAATTTTGTTGTACCTTTGCACCATCAGCGGTTGGGATGTCGGCTGGTGAGCCTTCCTTCGGGTTGAGCGGTGCGGTCTCAACTGCTCTTTTTGTTTGAATAAAATCACTCTCCTCAACTTTATGGAAATAGATTTTTTCCTCAGGATCCTTGTCAGTTTCAGAATTTGTTTGTATCTTTGCACCATCAGCGGTTGGGATGTCGGCTGGTGAGCCTTCCTTCGGGTTGAGCGATGCGGTCTCAACTGCACTTTTTGTTTGAATAGAAATCACTCTCCTCAACCTTATGAAAATTGATTTTTTTCTCTAGTATCGCATTACTTTGAAATAATCGAAAATTTTATTAGAATACGTAAATTATTAATAAATGCAAATACTTTATCTTATTGTTCTACATTCTCATATTAATTAATTATCTTTGCAAAAAAAGAAACTCTAGATATAAGATACAAAGAAAAAAGATGAACATCAATGAAGAGGAAGCATGGGAAAAAGCCCTGAAAGGAGAGCTGAAAATACATCCGAACTGTATTCTTCCAGAAGATGATGAGATATCGACAATATCTTGCCAGGAGCAGCAAAAGCGGACGCCATTTAAATGGAAGGAAGCTATCAAGAAGATGCACGTTTATAGAAAGGTTGAAATAAGCGAAGAAGAGTAGATGACCACCACGACTTAGAGTTTTTAAAAAGCCCTCACTTATCTGCGTCACTCCACTCCAATTGTGGAAACAACAGACAAGCAAGAGCTTGATTCTGCTGCAAAGATAGCGAATAGTTTTAAAAATGCCAAGCTTACCATTGTAAAATGTCACGAATCTCCCATTTTATTTACAATACGTAAGCAAAAATAAAGGTAATTATATACTTTTTGACCTTAAGTGATATTTATGTGTAGCGTGACCCCTTGATGGGTCTTAATACCGCAATCTAACATGAAATCCATTCATGGATAGCCCATTGGCAAGTGGGTGAAGAGCTTGTGGAGGGAAGAGGTTACGAACCCTGTGAAGCAAGAAACATATGGGGGGCAAACCCTATATAGTTGCCAAATAAATTTTTGTCTTTAAAAGGATGAAGATCAATTTATGTTTTATAATATTGAATAGATAACTTCGTGAGAAATTTTTAAATTGTACCGAGTTATGGTACATCTTGAAGCGAAATTTGCCGGCTCTAAATTTTTTATAAGAGTCTATGGCAAATATGAAAAGTGCAGGCGTGCGCGAAATCATACTTGACAGATGTTTAAGGGAACGAAAAGGTTACTCCATTAATGAACTGCTCGATAAGGTGAACATGGAACTGGAGTTTAATAACCTTCGTCAGGTGACTTCTGGCAATACGATTCGCAACGACCTCACGAATATCTCTAACCGATGGAACAAGGCTATCGATGAATTTAAACGGGGCCATGCGACATGCTACCGCTATCGCGACCCGTCATTCTCCATTTTCAAAGGAGAGTTTTCACTGTCTGAAATAAAAGTGCTGCATTCGGTTCTCCTGAACACGAAATTCATGGATCTTTACCAGGGATGCTCGCTTTTTCAGGAACTGTTCAACAAGATGGAAGGACAGGTCTATCCAAATGCTTACGAGCAACCCATCTTGCTCTACGAAAACATTCCTGATGAAAGGGTTCAACAGCATTTTGAAAGGCTATACGACTGCATTCGTAGAAAGCTGCCGATAAGCATTGTATGTGAACGAAAAAACGGCTCTCCGGCAAAGGGCATCGTTCATCCATATTTCCTTCGCCAGAAAAACTGGCAGTGGCATCTGCTAGGACTGGATGACCAGCTGCGGAAACCTTTGTGCATTCCTGTTCAGAATATTAGGAAAACATTAGT